GTGGCAATCTGTATATAAGTTAGATCGTTCCTTCTTTGAAGACTATGGTGTCATTATAGGTGATGAAGCACACTTGTTCAAGTCGAAGTCACTAATTAACATTATGACTAAACTTCATCATGCAAAGTATAGATTCGGTTTTACGGGAACTTTAGACGGCACACAGACGCATAAGTGGGTGTTAGAGGGATTATTTGGTCCATCATACAAGGTAACCAAAACAGAAGAACTTATGAGACAAGGACACTTGTCCCAGTTAGATATTCAATGTTTGGTTCTAAAACATCCACCAAGAACATTTGATGTTTATGAGGATGAGATACAGTATTTAATCACGCACGAACAGCGTAATAATTTTATCAAGAATCTAGCATTAGATATGAAAGGAAACAGTCTTGTTCTATTCCAGAGAGTAGAGACTCACGGACAGATACTTTATGACCGAATAAATAGTGATAAGGAAGGTGATAGAAAAGTATTTTTCATCCATGGTGGGGTGGATGCTGAAGAGCGAGAATTAGTTAGAGAAATAACAGAGCGAGAAAACAACGCTATCATTGTTGCCTCTTATGGAACTTTTTCTACAGGTATCAATATTAAAAATCTCCATAATGTTATCTTTGCCTCTCCAAGTAAATCCAGAGTCCGTAATCTTCAAAGTATTGGACGAGTTCTTAGAAAAGGAAAAAACAAAGTAAAAGCAACTCTATACGATATTGCTGACGATTGTTCTACTAAAAATAGAAGAAATTACACACTAAATCATTTTGTTGAAAGAATCAAAATTTATAACGAAGAGAAATTCAACTACGACATTATTAGTATCCAAATAAGAGGAGGAATATGATAGAAGAAGATTTTTATGCAACAGTCAAATTCAAATCTGGTGAAGAAATCTTTGCTAAAGTAGCAGCCTCTGAAGAGGAAGATAAAACTGTTTTGCTATTATCTTCTCCTGTAATCGTAACTGAAATGAAAACTAAAGAAGGTAAGATGCTTGGATATAAGATAGAACCTTGGTTGAAGACTAGTTCTGAAGATATGCTTGTAATTGATTTAGATAATATTCTTACTCTATCTGAATCGTCTGATATTGAAATGATTATGCTTTATCAACAATATCTAAGATCTGAACCTGAGAATGATGGTCCATATTATAAAATTGATAGGAAGATGGGATATCTAGGTAATGTTATTGATACCAAAGAAATCCTAGAGAAACTCTATAAGAGTAGTTAAGCTTATTTCTCTTTAACCCCAACAAAGTGATTCTACACATGATTTGAGATCTTGTCAAGCCCTGGTTGCTATTCATATATAAAAGTGGTATAATTCATACATATTATGATAATAACTTATGTTAGGTAAACCAGTGGCAAAACGAAAAAGATCGGAACATTACGTCAATAATAAAGAATTTCTTGCTGCACTGATCACATATAGAGAAAACATAGAGATTGCTAAGATTAAAGATTTACCAAAACCTCCCGTTCCTAGGTATATTGGAGAGTGTTTTCTAAAGATTGCTAATCATCTTTCATTCAAACCAAACTTCGTGAACTATATGTTCAAGGAAGATATGATCTCTGACGGTATTGAGAACTGCGTCCAATACGTCCATAACTTTAATCCAGAAAAATCCCAGAATCCCTTTGCGTATTTCACTCAAATTATTCATTACGCTTTTCTTCGTCGTATTCAAAGAGAGAAAAGACAACTAGACATCAGAAATAAAATCATTGAACGGTCAGGATACAGTGAAGTCTTCGACGACAACAACACCCTTGACGGATCGAACTATAGCGACTATAATAGCATCAAGGATAATGTTCATGCTAAGTTGCGCTATCAATGAAGGTTGCTATCATCACAGACCAACACTTTGGTGCTCGTAAGAACTCCAAGTTATTTCATGATTACTTTTTGAAGTTCTACAATGAGATCTTCTTTCCTACATTAGAGAAAGAAGGTATCACTACTGTTGTTGATATGGGTGATACATTTGATAATAGAACAGGTATCAACTTCGGTGCTCTAACTTGGGCAAAAGACAATTACTATGACCGTCTTGAAAAGATGGGTATCTTTGTTCACACCGTTGTTGGTAACCATACAGCATTTTATAAGAATAGTAACAAAGTCAATGCAGTTGACTTGTTGTTGCGCGAATATAAGAATGTCCATACCTATGCATCTCCTGAAGAAATCAAATTAGGAAATCTTGGTGTTCTACTTATCCCTTGGATAAACGAAGAAAATGAGGAAGAAACTTTCAAACTTATTGAAGATACAAGTTGCACAGTCGCGATGGGGCACCTTGAGCTCAGCGGATTTAAGGCTCATAGAGGTTGCGTCATGGAAAATGGTATGGACAGCGACCGGTTTGAGAAGTTCAGTATGGTCTTCTCAGGTCACTACCACACTAGATCTTCTAGTTCTAAAATCGCGTATCTAGGAAATCCATATGAGATGTTCTGGAATGATGTAAATGATACTAGAGGATTTCATATTTTTGATACAGAGACTAAAGAACTAGAAGCAGTAAACAATCCATTCCGATTATTTTATAATATCTACTACGAAGATACTAATCATCAGACATTTGACTTCCGTGAGTATGAAAATAAAATTATCAAAGTAATTGTTCGGAAGAACACTGACGGCAAAAAGTTTGAAATGTTCTTAGATAAACTCTATCAAGTCGGAGTTGCTGAACTCAAAATCATTGAAAACTTTGACTACAATAATGGATGGGTAACTAGTGAAGAATTTGAAGCACTAGAGTCAGAAGATACCCTTTCTATCTTGAATAGATATATTCAGGAGGCAGAAACAAATCTTGATAAAGAACTTATTCAAAACATTGTAAATCAAACTTATCAAGAGGCGTGTGAAATGGTATAATGCATATTCTAACAATTGCAGGAAAAGAAACTGAGGGAGCATACTCTGTTCCAAATGAAGCAGGCGAACAGATCCTTTATCTGTTTCAGCAGCAAGATGACGCCACAAGATATGCTATGATGCTAGAAGAGTCTGGTAGTCCAGAAATGAACGTGATTGAAGTCGAAGATGAGGTCATGTTGAAAACTTGTATACTTCACGAATACAAGTTCACTATTATTACACCTAATGACATTGTGATTCCACCCGATACAGAGCATGATTTTATTTAAGAGTATTAGATGGAGAAACCTTTTATCTACTGGTAACCAAGATACAGTAGTCAATCTCACAGAAAATAGCACTAACCTTATTCTAGGTACTAATGGTGCAGGTAAATCGACCATCCTGGATGCTCTTACGTTTTCTCTGTTTGGTAAACCATTCCGCAAAATCAATAAACCTCAACTTATCAACTCAATCAATGAAAAAGATTGTCTTGTTCAAATTGAGTTTTCCATTGGTAATACTGAATGGAAAGTAGATCGTGGAATCAAACCAAACATCTTCAAAATTTACCGTGATGGTAAAGTTCTAGACCAACACGCTGCTACTAATGACCAGCAGAAATGGTTTGAACAAAACGTATTGAAGATGAACTATAAGTCTTTTACTCAGATTGTGATTCTTGGTAGTAGCACCTTTGTTCCCTTTATGCAATTGACTGCAAACAATCGTAGGGAAGTGATTGAAGATCTACTTGACATCAAAATCTTTTCTTCGATGAACGTTCTCCTCAAAGAAAAAATACGTGGAGTCAAAGATGAAATCAAAGTTCTTGATTTGAAAAAAGATACTTTGAACGAGAAGATTGATATGCAGAAAAAACTTATTCTTGAAATTGAGGAGACTGCTTCAACTGCTATTCAAGAAAAGGAAACCAAAATCCAACAACTTCTAAATGAAGAAAACACCTTGATGAATGGTAACTCAGTAATTGAAGAAGACATCTCCAAGTTGAATAAAGATATGGAAGATGTTGTAGGTGCAGGAAAAAAACTAAAGACCTTGAGTAATTTGAAAGGTAAAATTTCAAACAAAGTATCAACCATTACTAAGGAACATAAATTTTTCACACAAAATACGGTCTGCCCTACCTGTACTCAACCGATTGAAGAGACCTTTAGAATAAATAAGATTGAAGACGCTCAAAATAAAGCAAAAGAGTTGCAATCCGGTTATAAAGAACTGGAACAGGCAATTAACGAAGAAGAAGAAAGAGAGCGTCAATTTATTCAAATTAGTAAGGAGATTACTTCCCTAACGCATGGCATTTCTAAAAACAATACTAGAATTTCTGGGTGTCATAAACAGATCACCGAATTGGAATCAGAAATTCAAACTGTGTCCAGTCGAATTGCAAACAGAAATTCTGAACATGAAGCGTTAGCGTCACTAGAGGAGACCCTAAAAACTGCATATCAATCACTTGCAGATAGCAAGTCTAAAATCAATTATCTTGATTTCACATACGGGTTACTAAAGGACGGTGGAGTAAAATCTAAAATCATCAAAAAATATCTACCGCTGATCAATCAGCAAGTCAATCGTTATCTTCAGATGATGGACTTCTACATCAACTTTACACTTGATGAGGAGTTTAACGAAACCGTCCAGTCCCCAATTCATGAAGACTTTTCTTATGCTTCTTTCAGTGAAGGAGAGAAGATGAGAATCGATCTAGCACTGCTATTCACCTGGCGTGAAGTAGCAAGAATGAAGAACTCAGTCAACACTAATCTATTGATTATGGATGAAGTGTTTGATAGTTCGTTAGATGGTTTCGGTACGGATGAATTTCTAAAGATTATTCGTTTCGTTATTAAAGATGCTAACATCTTTGTCATCTCCCACAAGGTGGGACTAGAAGACAAGTTTGAAAGTGTCACAAGGTTTGAAAAGATCAAAGGTTTTTCGCGTAAGGTACAATGACAAAATTCGTTCGTAGACCAGTTGACCTAGGCACTGCCTTCAAGGAATCTGGCATGACTCTCATCACCGACCCTGCATCTGACAGGTATCTCAATGCACACTCCAAACTGGCAGCATCACAGCAAAAAGGAACAGAAGCGCAAGTTGAAACCACAGGCACTCCGTCAACGTAAAGAAGCATTGCGTTATATGAAAAAAAGGTTACTTGTAACGGCAACTTCATAAAGTTAGCATACGATGACTAAATAAGGTAGAATGTGGGGGGACGAACCAAAAATGTAACTAAAACAAATGTTATATTTTTATCATGTCCTAATATTATAATAGGGGACATTATGCATAACCTAATTTCATATAATCAGTTAGCGGGTTGGAGGCAAAGTGTTACAAGATTGAAAAATACATTGGATCAATCTATTGAAGAATCTGATACACTAAACGACTATTACAACTGCCTTATTAACTGTGACGACAATCAGAATACATGTAAACGTATATGTAGGAGTGTTTTAGAATAACTTATCAAAACCAATTCAACAACTGTCACTGAGGGACCCCGGCGAGAGCTGGGGTTTGCTAGTATAAGGGCATCGACAGAAAACCATGACCAAGCACGAAGTCAAGTCACAACTCGCTAAACTCCTTGCGACTGAGGACCTGGTTGTTGAGCATCGGGTTGTTGAGACAGCACAATTTGACGTTCATAAACGTGTGCTTACCCTGCCTCGCTGGGAGCGAGCAAGCAATACTGTATACGATCTACTGGTCGGTCATGAAGTTGGACATGCATTGTTCACTCCCGATCAAGATCCTCCTAAAAATATTCCTCACTCCTTTATCAACATCACTGAAGATGCTAGGATTGAGAAACTAATGAAACGTAAATATCCTGGTCTTAGTAAGACTTTTTTCAAGGGTTATTCTGAACTGTCTGATGAAGATTTCTTCTGCATTGAGGGTGAAGATCTGAGCAAGATGTCTCTTGCTGACCGTACTAACCTTTACTTCAAGATTGGCAACTATATTGATATTCCTTTCTTCAATAACGAAGAACGTGATATCCTCAAAACAATTGCTGATGCAGAAACCTTTGCCGATGCTTGCGTTGCTGCTGAGGTAATGTATCGTTATGACAAAAAAGCAGTACAAGAACCAGAAGAACAACCTAACATTCCTGCTGCTTCTAATTCACAACCTGGTGAAGATGAAGGGATGACTCATGAAGAAATGCAAGAAGAAGCAGACAAACGTGATCAATCAAATGAGGAAACTGAGGAAGATGGTAATCAGGATACTGAATCAGAACTAGACCAGGAAGAAACTACGGGTAACAAAGGAGGTTCTTCTTTTGAACCAGAGGTAAAGACTGTTGATAGTCTAGATGAAAATCTGCGTGAACTTGTATCTAATATTGGTGGTGAGAATGTTTATGTTGAACTTCCCAAGGTAAATCTGGATACTATCATCGCTAAGAACAGTGATGTTCATGAGTACATTGATTCTAACTGGTCTCTTCGAGAATATGAGAAAAATCCTTTCTCAACTCCTGATTCTAGATATGTAGAATTCAAACGATCTGCCCAGAAAGAAGTCAACTATCTGGTAAAAGAGTTTGAATGTAAGAAGGCAGCAGATTCTTATGCCCGTGCTTCTACTTCTCGCACTGGTGTTCTTGACTGCACTAAGCTACATACTTATAAGTATAATGAAGATCTTTTCAAAAAGGTCACAACTTTTGCTGATGGCAAGAACCACGGTCTAGTATTTGTTCTTGATTGGTCTGGTTCTATGGCACCAGTCCTT